TATTTGGTGTTAGCGATATCTATTGCTGTCTGTGCTAAATGTAAAGCTGTATTCGCTAATTCAAAAATTGATTGAGCTGTATTTGCATCAACAAAAGTATTAGATAAAGATATTTGAGATGCAAAAGTCAACCTACCTTGTGCATCTACTGTAATAACTACTACATCTGTATTACTACCATAAGTGCCAGCAACAACAGATGTATTCGCTAATACTGAACTTCTGACCTTTGTTGTCATTGATTTATAAACCTTATAATTTATTATTTATGTGATTGATGGTGGTTGCTTTTCATATTCGGCAATCAACCTATCTACATCTTTTCTTTCTGCAAAAACAGTAAAGTAATAATTAAAATCCCCTTGTTCCTTTGAAAAAACAACTATAGTATTGTTTATGTAATGGGATACTCTTGGTATAACACTATCACCGATAGGAGTTAAATTTACTGAGATTGTATTTTCGTCTACTAGTCCTGTCCAATAATCGGGTAAAAATATGACAGTGTTTTCACTACGACCTCTTACATATACGCCGTTTTCTGGTCCTTCTAATGAACCGTGTTTTAATTTCATCCCTTCTTTGGTTGGATGATTAATTACGAATGCTTTTTGAACGGCCGCAAATGACCCATTTATTTCAAATGTATAGTCGGTAGTGTCAGTAGTATTGATACCGATTCGTCCACTAGTATCTTTATAGAATTGACCATTAGCTATATTAATAATAGAGTTATCACCAGTAAAACCATTAATAACTGGGTTGGTGAGTGTTATATCATTAAGTGTTAATGCACCAGATGGTCTATTTAATGCAATAGAAGTTGTTCCGATGTATAAACTAGAGTTACCTAATACTGCACTTGGTATAGTTCCTGATAAATTATCAGCAGTTAGGTTGGTTAAGTTTGCACCGGAAACTGCACCTATAGAAGAATACCAAATACCAGATGTTACATTACCTGTTGTTACTAAACTATCACTACCGGCTAATGGAGAAGCACCTACGGAATTATACGATATAGTTATATCACTAGAACCATTATAACTAGAACCAGATGCAACACCCGACCCATCATTTATAAATGATAATGAATGAACTAATGAATTTGCTAAGTTTGAAGTATTAGCAAACAGTGATGTATTAGCAAATAAAGAAGTATTGGCGAACAGTGCCGTATTAGAACTATTGGAATTATTGGCGAATAGTGATGTATTAGAACTATTTGAATTATCAGCAAAGAGTGACGTATTGGCAAATAAAGAAGTATTTGCAAATAGTGATGTATTAGCGAATAATGAAGTGTTAGCAAACAGAGATGTATTAGAACTATTAGAATTATCAGCAAACAACGAAGTATTTGCAAACAGTGATGTATTAGCGAATAATGAAGTGTTAGCAAATAATGAAGTGTTAGCAAATAATGAAGTGTTGGCGAACAGTGCCGTATTTGCAAATAGAGAAGTGTTGGCTAACAGTGATGTATTGGCAAATAATGAAGTGTTTGCGAATAAAGAAGTATTAGAACTATTGGAATTATTTGCAAACAGTGATGTATTTGCGAAATCAGCAGTGTTTGCGTGATTTACATTGTTTGTGTCTGGGATAGTGATTACTTTCCAAGTACCATCACCAGAAAGATAAGTATTCGCGTTTGCAGTTCCAGTTGCAAGTCTGGCTGTATTAACTGTACCTGAAGTTAAATTAGAAGCATTTAAATTATTTAACCCAGAACCATTACCTACAAATGAGTTTGCGGTTAATGTTCCAGTATTAGGAACAAAATTATAATATGGACTGGATGTGTATATTACTTCTAAGTTACCTGAAGTATTCGATAAAAATGTTGGGTAAAATACATTAAGTGAAGTATTATTGTTTATAATACTGATAACGTTTGCACCGGCAGATGTACCAGAACTAGTACCAGTAGATATAACTTCGATAAGAATTATATCATCTTGTGATGCTGCATTAGTTAATGTTATAGAAGTTGGTGAGGTCTCTATAAATTCTGTAGGATACTGTTTTACACCATCAATGTATAAATTTATCTGATTTGATGATGGTACATATTGAGGGGTAACAAACACTGTATCCCCAACATTTGCTGTATAGATAACTGTTTTTATATCTACAGTTAATGGTGGGGGTAATAAATTACTTAAATTTGCCCATCTTCTATAACCAGTAAGGGGGTCAGTATCAAATAACAGAATATATTGATTGTTTCCTGTTATTGGACCACTTGGAACACCTAGATTTGGTTCAACAGAAGTTAAATCAATAAACTGGTAACGGTCTGATGTTACTAAGTAAGCATTACTTGTGGGTACTCTCCCACTTAAAAGTTTTATACTGTTAGGCATTGGCTGTTTCTAGGTATGAAACTACTAACTGCGCGGTGTTTGATGCATTTCCAAATACCACAAGTCTATCGTTTTCTTGTAAAATTAATTTACCAGTTAATAATGTACCAGCATCTTTGGTTGGTATAGGGGCGTTTTTAACTAGATATGTGGTTGAATATGTCTCGAAAGAAATATACCTCGATATATATGCAGAAACAAAAAATGTATTAGACGCATGTATATTGGATACTTGACTCAATAAAACAACAGTGGTAACACCTGGTGGACAAGTGTAAACTATAGTTTCAGTAGTAGTAATATCATGTGTTAATGTTTTAAATGTATTTAATGGTAAATCTGCATTTACGGCCATGTGTTTTTCCTTATTGTATTGCCAAAATATATGGCGTCATCTGTGCAAATAAACTTTTTTCAAAAGTTCTTCCTACTATAGCAGATGTTGCTTGTTTGATAGTTAAATCAGATACGATGAAATCACCATTTTGGTCTGTTGCTGTTGCATAAACCACCCCTTCATCAATTACCAATGTTTGTTTAGTTCCGTCTTGTACACCACCGTATTTTGGTAATACTTGTTGCATGTCTATTCCTGCACCAACATATTCATATGTTTGTCCAGAAGCACGTAATTGACTTTGTTGATAGAAATAAACATTAGTATTAGCTAAGAATACTTTTGTATTTCTGAAAGCAAAGGTTACAGTTGTTACATCTCCCACAGTATTTGCAGATTCCACAATATAATATGCATTAGCATCTGGGTCATTTTGCACCTTCATAACCATTCCGGTGTATGGTTTAGGAGCTCTTACACTTAATTCTGGGTTTGTTCTTATATTATAAATTGATAATGTTTTTGATGCAATTTCAGTATCTAATCTTAATTTAGCAGTCATTGCTAAACCACCTTTGCCTATTGATACTAAACCATAGTTACCGAAGTTGACGTTACAGTTACCTAATGATGCAGTACCACCACTTTCTGCTATAAATGCTCTATCACAGAATAACCCATAAATACCAACCAACTGTGCATACCCATCGTTCAGGATATGCATACCATCTCCACCAGAGTTAAATTGTGTGAATTGTGCAGATACTATACTTTTATTACCCATAGCCAAACTACCGTCAACTTTGATACCAGTACCACCTGGTGAAATTGACGAACAGTTGTAAATATATGGACTACCCACAATAAATGTAGTATATCTTTGATTTAATGGTGCTGGTGTATCTCTTAGAGGAATTCTAATAAAATATTCGCAATTATTGTCTGGTTTTACTGCCCAATTTCTATCTATTGTTATAGTTTTTGTGTTTGCAGAATATGAAACCACATTAGCGCGGTTCATAAACTTATTTGATTCTACCCAAGCAATTGCTTCTGCCTTTAGATATTCTTTGTTGTTCTGTAAAAGGTTGTAAGAATTAATTACTGTTTTATCGGTATTTGCAGTTAAACTATTCGGTACAATTGTACTGGTTATGTTAGCAGTACCGTTAGCTAAAATATTAGTAATAACATTGAAGTCAGAATTAATCAATGTAACTTCTGCTGGAGAACCTGAATCAAATGAATAGTTTATTTTATTTGCTTGTACCCAAGCAACTGTTTCTGCTTTTAGGTAGTTTTTGTTAAGTTGTAGTAAGTTGTATGCATTAGTTACAGTGGCCGCAGTGTTGGCAACTAAACTATTAGGTACGATAGTATCAGTAACATTAGGTCCATCTACAATAAAGATAGTGTTTAGATAATCGAAATCTGTACCAATAACTGAAACTTCAGAAGATGATGCAGCTGGACCAAACTGTTGAGTATATACGGTTTGGTATCGTGTACCTGATGTATCATTAAGTATAATTTTTTGAGATAAACTTTTAAGGAAATTGATTGCATCGTAAGTTATACCTAACTCATTTTCAATATCACCAGTATAATTATTTTTGTTCCAATATCTTATGCCAGAAAAAGTTGATTGACTTGTACTATCGAATAATAAATCTTGTGCAATAGCGTCAACAATTAAACCAGTATCTCTAGCACAAACTTCTTCATCATAAACGAATGATGGGAATGTATTACCGACATACGCATTTAATTCAGCAGCAATGAAAGTTCTATTGGCATTTAATATAAATGCCGCATTGGCCACATTAGGGTTACTGTTAGCAGTTAAATTGATTGGTCTTTTTGGACCAGCAACACTAGGACCATTATCAATAATGTTAATGATTATATCAATATTGTCTTGCACAGTCGAAACTTGTGATGCAGTACCAAAACCTAAACTAGTGTTTTGTGTATAAGTGTTCTGGTATGTTGTTACTGTCTGACCTAGAATAATTTGACCAGTAATTACTTTCAGGTGTTCGAGTGCATCTATAGTTTCTACTATTTCACCTGGTATTGCTGTTGAAGTTGAGTCATAATTATAATAATAAGCACCAGATTGGAATGCTTGGCGGTTGCCACCGTATTTTAAATCGAAACTAATACTATCAACTATGTAACCAGCATCACGAGCACATATATCCTTATCGTATATTAGAACTCCATAATATTGTTGTTGAAGGTTTTGGTATCGAGTTCCTGTGCCATCATTTACAATTATTTTGGAACATAAATTTTTAACATAATTTATTGCGCCAATAGTTACATCTAATTGACTTTCTATTTCACCTGTATAATTATTTTGACTCCAGTATTGTAGACCAGCAAAGGTTGATTGACTGTTTGTATCAAATAACAAATCTTGAGTAATGGCATCAATAATTAAACCAGTATCTCTTTGACATAAATTATTATCATAAACGAATCCAGGGAATTCATAATTGATAAATGCCACTATTTCGGCAGACATAAATGTTCTATTGGCATTTAATATAAATGCCGCATTAGCCACATTAGTGTTAGTATTGGCGGTTAAATTTATAGGTATTTTTGGACCCGCAACACTAGGACCATTATCAATAATGTTAATAATACTGTCGATACTATCTTCTATATTTGAAACTTGCGATGCAGTACCAAACCCTAGACTGGTATTTTGTGTATAAGTATTCTGGTATGTTGTTACAGTTTCACCTAAAATAATTTGACCAGCAATAAATTTTAAATGTTCGTAAGCTGTACCTGTTTGATATAATTCACCTGGAATTACTGTGGTATTTGCATCATACCCATAATAATAAGCACCAGATTGGATTGATTGACGATTACCACCATACAATAGATCAAAACTAACACTATCTACCATATAACCAACATCACGAGCACATAGGTCTTTATTGTAGATTAGACTAGCACCATTACCACTAGTAATGGTTATCTCCATACCTATATAATAGTTATCGACTGTTTCTGATGTTGAAGGTAGGGTTATTGTATTATTGGTTGTTCCGTTCGCTGTCCCACTTTCGATTTCATCTGGGAATGCAATAGCAGAACTCGCACGATCTAAAAATTTAAAACCAGTTACATAACTATTATTATTTACCCAAAATACGTCCTTTGTAGGGTCTTCTGGTTGTATAATACAGTTTCTTTCCCCCGCACCTTGTATCTGTACATTCTGTGCAATTAGAATAGGTGTTTTTTCTATATAAACACCAGAAGCAACAACTACAGAATCACCGGGTTCTGCAATTTTAGCAGCATGATTTACTGTCTTAAATGATCTACTTGCAGTTAACCCATCATCATTATCTGAACCAAATGTAGAAACATAATAAGTATTACCTATTGGTGATGCTGCTATATTAACGACTTTACCGTTAACCAATTGGACAAACATCTTACCATCATATAAGTTAAGTGCTGGTTCACCAGGCAACAATGAAGTAGGTCTAGCGTTTGGAACACTACTTCTTTTAAACTGAATTTCTGAAATATGTGTATTTGATGTTGTCATATTATTACTTCTTATAACTCATATATTTATTGATATATGCCACCATCCACATCTGCATTAAACATATCTGTATTTGCAAAAATGATATTTGCGGCATATATGTTATTAGTATAGATGTTATTGGTGTTATTATTACCACATGGATTGCAACCAGTATTACAGTCTTGTGTGGTATCATATGAATAATAGTAATCGCTATAAACTGGTCCTTTAGAAGTAGATGGAGATACAAATACAGTACCTTCCATCACTCTATCTGCATCACCTGTGGATGCATTAGAAATGATTACATCATAAACCAGTTTACCTGGCCCGATGTTTGCAGTAATAGATGAATTTGCAGATAATGTTATGATACCATTACTTGCATCAGAAATAGAGGCATTGAATACTAAAGCAACCCTGTTAGTATAGTATGACCTTTTTGCATAAGATAACACAGAATAACCCGAAAGATTTACTGCATTACCATTATCATCTTTTAGTGTTATTGTTTTATTAAACTTGGTTGCTTGTGCTAAGAAAATGTCCGAATATGCAACAGGCATGTTTGTACCCTATAAATGAAAAAACCTTCTCGTTTATTTATGCGAGAAGGTTTTAGAGTATTATAAAAACAATAATATCATTCTATCAATTTAATATCTTTGGTTTTTTTATCAATAACTGCATTTAATAATAATTGTTGACCAACTTCATTAGATTTTACCATTTCATTTCTAAATGATTCTACTGCGGCGCCTGTACTTCTTTGTTGTTGGGAATTTTCAATTAATAATACCGGCATCCATACCATAGCACATCCATATTCATCTATAGATTCTCCCGTATTCGGGTTCATTCCAGCTAGTTTTACATGCCAAGCACATCTATGTATTTCGTTATTTTTAATTTCATGACATTTACTTCCTAATGGACAAGTAATAACTTCTTTCAATTCATTCAAGACACTTCTCCTAATATTCTATTAATTCGCAATTTTCATATACAGATTCGTCGGGTAATGGAGCACCAGGCAACCTATTAACAAGAGTCAAATCTACTGCTCTAGGGTGTATTTTTCTTGGTTCTTCATTCAATTGACCTGTGTAACTATTTATATTTAGACCAGCCCAACTAAAGTCTACATCTCTCAAGTACCATTCTTGTTTATCTTCATCCCATGCAGATTCTTTGCATGTTGGTATCTCAAAATGAGGTGGTATTAGAGTTGTGTTTGGTGGTAAATTTATGTATTCTAAATCTGTATTTCGAGGAAATTGATATATTCCACCAAAAGATTTGTTATCTCTGTAGAAATATGATGTTACTAATTCTTCGGCCATTATAATTATCTCCTAATTTTTACTGCAAAGTATACTATCTATATATTTTGGTTGCCAATTTACACTCGGGCCTGTTCCTGTTGTTAGTGTATGTGTATGGTTAGTTGAAGCGCCTGATGTACCTGTTATACCAGACCCAGCTACTGCCCCCTGACCTGGATTTGGATTCTTGGCTCCCGCACCAAAAGCATCACTCGTCCATGCTGAACCAGATGGAGAATTGTCCACGATACCAGTAACACCAGTCCCACCTACAGTGCCCGGACCTCCTTGATTATTTGTTAGTGCATTTGTTATTTGACGATATGAGTGTGTATGATTACCTGCTGTTAATGTATGGGAGTGTGTTACTGATGCAAAATCATTTGTGCCTAATGTATGGGTATGGTCTGGTAATGTAGACACTGATGTTGTTGAAGATGTTCCTCCTGTGCCACTACCAGATGTTGTATTAATTCTTAATATTCTATCATTAGCTATATCTGTTACTATTTTTGTCCACCCAGAAGGAGCGGCCGCCATCAAAAAGAACATTTGTGTTCCTGATGGTATAGGATTTGTATTAGTAAATGTACCATCAGAAAATTGTATTCCTGCATTTGTCAAAGTTACCGGCATTTTTTAGTTTCCTATTAAGAAGTTTTTTGACAAAAAATAAAATCTACATATTTCGGAACCCAATTAGCTGCTGATGGGTTTGCAACAGTTGTTCCACTGTGTGTATGTGATGAATCTAATGCTACTGTGTAACTATGATAACCCAAATAAGTATTCCAATACATATTACCTGCGGAATATGATGCCATCTGTGAACCTGTTTGATACATAATACCTGCCGCGGCCGAAACAGTTCTTAAATTGGTATGATTGTGACCTGTAACTGATACGGTATGTGTATGGTCTGATGATATACCACCAGTTGTTGCCGAGTGTGTATGTGATGGAACATGTGAACCGGTTATTCCTGTTGATACATTATGTGTACCACCAGTTGTACCACCGGATGTTGTCAAAACACGGATCATGGAATTGTCATCTCGATTGATTCTCGTCCAGTTTGTCGGTGCTGCTGCCTGACAAAAAATAGTATTTGCACCTATAGGGAATGGTTTTGTTGTGGTGGTTGTACTATCAGAATATTGTATACCACTAGAAGTTAGTATTACTGGCATATTAAACTCTTAATTTTTGTAACATATTAAAACATCAACATATCTCGGAATCCAAGTTCCTGATGAAGATGCCGATCCTGTTGTTGCTGTATGATAATGTGAAACACTTTGATTACCGAATGTGGCAGAAGGTGCTGCCGCGGTTGTTGGTTGTAGGGTTGTTGCTGTATAATAAGGATTAGGTGCAGCAACAACAGATATATCATAATCATAAAAAGAACCTGCATAATAATGGTAGTGACCATTATCTGCGATATAATGATTATGTTGAGTAGATGGAGCTGATGTGGTGTAAGTATGTGTATGAGAAGGAACTGTATTTGCACCAAAAGATAATGCACCAGAACCCGCAGACGAACCACCTGTTGCATAACTTAATCGCAACATAGAATCGTTAAATGTATCTATTCCTGTTAACCTTGTCCATCCAGAGGGTGCTGATGTATTAGCAAACACCGTCCTTGTATTAGATGGAATTTCATCAGTGGTCATAGAGGTAGTATCTGAAAAGACAATACCCAAATTGTTCAATGTAACAGGCATCGTTTTAACCCTTTAACTTAGATTCCAAATCATTCACTTTATCTGTTAATTCTTTTATTGATTCTATTAACAAAGGAACTAATCGTTCATATCTAACTGTTAAATATTTTTCATCGATTGGTGCAGGAACGACAATTTCTGGTAATACTCTTTGTACTTCTTGTGCTGATACACCAACTTCTCGTTGAACCGAATACCCTAAGTCTTGTGCTATTTCGTTTGCTTCATAATAGAAACCAGATAAAGAATTAACTTTATCTAAAGCATTTTCTATACCACCTAGTCTATTTTTCAGTCTCTCGTCTGAATAGTGAGCAGTAATTTGATTGGTTGCTCTTATTTCACCAGTTGTTCCAGATGCCGCAGTGCCTACCCCAATTGATTTAAATTGCACATCAGAAGTAGTTCCTAACCTAGCCGCACTTAATGTACCTGATGATATATTACCTGCATTTGTAGTATCTGTAGTCGCAGATGTTGCTAAACCAGATACTTGTGTAGAAGTTATTGCAATTTTAGTATTGGTTACACCAGAAACTCTACCATACCCATCAGTGGTAATTACTGGAACATGTGATGCATTTGCATAGGTTCCAGCAGTTCCGGTATTGGCCAATGATTTAACAGTACCAGAAGAACCACCACCAACTAAAATCTGTCCTACTGTTGTAGAATTTAACGTTAAAGTATTGGCAGTTATTGTATTAGCTTGTAGACCACCATATATGATTGCGTTTGTCTGTACCTGTAAACCTAATGTTGATGAATTTAGGTATAATGTTCCAGTAGGTTTGATGTAATTATTAGAGGCAAGGTCATTGTTTTCTTTGGCCAATGCGTTAATTTTGACCATCATATCGCCAAATGTATTGGCGTACCCTAGAAGAGAAACTGTATTAGCCATTTTAACCTTTTAAAAAATATTGTTTTATTTATTTATTTAATAACGAAAGAATTTGACCCATCATTTCTTTGAGTTCCACAACTTCTGATTTTAATAAATCCATATCTTTAACCATTTGTTGTTTCTTTCTATATTCGAGTAATGCTGCATAGTTGGTATTTAATACAGCATTACTCTCCAAATCTCTCACTAAATCAGGATGGTCTTGAACTTTGGCTATTTTCATTGTTTTACCGTTGCTATTGCTCTGAAGTTCTTTATCTTGGGAACCAATGCAGGGTTATCTGAATAGAATACAACCTTAATAGCAAAAGTTCTAAAGTCACTGTATACAACATTGGTTGTTAAATCTGCATAAGTGATATCATTCATTTGATAAGTATCACTTGTCCAAGATGAAGTTGTAGTATATTGTACACTATCACCTGGAGCAAATACTGCGTTCATTTTTACATATGGTTGATTATCAAAGTTATTCTGGTCTACGGAATTAAGAACTTTATAGAAAACTTCGATAGAAGTGCCTAAAGGTCTCTGAACATCTACATAAACCGTCAAACCAGTAGCATCAAAATTCTTATTCAATGTTACGCGACGAGTAATGTACTTTGCAACAGCATTACCTTTAAGTAACCCACCTAAAGATTCAGATGCCGTATTTGCAGTCGATGAAGATGAAATAATATTTTTAACTAGAATTGCATTCAACCTTTCTAAATCAACAACAGGTGATGTAAACCTATTAATATTACTCAATGTTGGAGTTATTATAATATCACTTGCTGTATTTTGTATTTGTCTTGTTGCAAAATTAATATTATCATTAGGAATAATAGTAATTTGATTTGTAGCGGATGAAGTTGCGTCTTTTGTTGTTATCTGATAATCTATAGTATCAGAACCAGCAAAAGATAAATCATTCGTTGATACTTGAGCTACATCGAAATAGGTTGCTGAACTGCTTGTATTTGATGTTGCTTGGAATGATGCTGTACCACCAGCAAAATCACATCTACGCAATACAAAACATAATGTTTCACCTTCTGAAGATGGAACCCATGTAGTTGAATTTTGTGACTTAAAGAACGAACCAGCATAAGTTGGACCAGTTATAGTTTGTTTCCCATCTGTTACAGGGAATTCTATTTGTCCTTTTTTCGAATGGTAAACTTGATACCCATTACTATTAGACATAATCATTAATGAGTATTCACCAGGTGCCAGATATATTGGGTGGTCAAAAGTAAATGTAGTAGATGGTCCTATTGAATTTTTTCTGTTGGCTGCATCTGGAACATTAATCTCACTTGGGTTTTTGTAAACAATAGAACCAGGAATATCATTCTCTGAATCAGGGAACCCGTTTACGGTTGGTCTAATGCGAACATTTACTTCGGCATAATCATCTTTTGATACAAAGAATAAATCAACGGATGATACGAATAACCCATTAGGATATTCATCAGGTATAACATAGAAATTTTGAGATACTGGGTCTTTACCCATCAAACATGTTTTCTTTGCAATCTTTGTATTTCTTGCGTTATTTAATATTCTTCTTGTTTGATTAGCATCAACTAATGGAATATTTTGACTAGTTCTTTTCGCAGTGTTTATGATTATAGTCACTACACGACCGATAGCACCAGACGCACTTAATTCATTTGATTGTGTATCAATCTGAATTGACCTTAAACAATACCCAGCAACCATAGCAACAGTTGGGTTTGATCCAAATGATGTTTTTACTTGATTATAAATTGTGTCAAACCCACCAGCATTCCAGAATTTATTAACTCTAAATGGTGTTATTGCTGTATTTGGAGATTGTGCTCTGGCTATTAAATAATTATATACCGAGGTTTTAACTTCATCATATGATAATGTTGGTGCATTTGGTTTTAATGCATCAGTTGACCAATATTCATTCGAAGAACCACCGTCAATTTCAGGAACATAAGGAGGTGTTTTTGATGTACTTAAAGGTGGTCTTGTAGAAACTACTGTGGATTGTAGTGTCTGTAAAGTACCTTGTGCAAAGAATGAACCTGATGCATATGCACCATTGATTGCACTAATATGAGGTTGGTCACTAAACTCTACAAAAATAGTTCCGGTTGTGATTTTAGCGATATCATCATTAGGAATATATATGGTTCCTGATGCTTTACCATTTACATCTGTTTTAAGTTGAGCGCCTACCTGCCCTGTTGTATTCTTAACAGTAAGTACGGCTGGTGTTCCTGATGTTGATGATTGTAATGATAAAGTAGGAACTGTTTGGTATCCTGCTCCTGCCTGCTTAACATCAACATTAACAACTTTACCACCAACTATATTTGCTGTAACGTTTGCTGAAATAGTATTGTTACCACTAACGGAAACAGAAATATTATTAGCATCGGTATAAAGAGTACCAGCATTGGTTATTTCGACATACCATACACCATCAGTAGAAGGTGCATCAGGTGCTATGTATGGGCTAACCAACACACCATTCATAAAGGCATATAGTTCTGTATAAGGAGGCATACCTCTCAAATCAAAACGAACAGGTACACTTCTGCAATATGGAATAATTGCATTGGATAGTATTTGAGTAGTTGATGAAACCTGAATGTTTCCACCAGTTAATGCCCCAGATAGACCCTTTTGTGTAATGGTATCTTGTATAGCTTTAGTATCTCTGGAAATTTGATCTTGATTATTGGGGTCTACTACACTTTGACCTGTCCAGTTAATGTTCCAATCATTCCATTGAGTACCATTACCTGAACCATTAACTGCTGCTTGCCATGCAGCTTGGTCTTCATTAACGATATTAATTACTGGTTTGTTAACTGTATCATACCATACATCACTAGAAGGTGATAATTTAAATTCACCAATAAAATTAATAACATTGAATGGGTTAACATTAATGAAATCAGACGCTATAGTTTGAGTAATGAAAGGTGTTTCATCATATGTAAACATAACTAGGTTGTCTTTTAAAACTAATTTATTATTAGTTTTTGTAGAAGTATTAAATACACCTTGAGCTGGGTTAATATATAATGAAGGAGTGGTAGATGAAAACAGAGGTCTGCAATACTTACTAGTAAAATCAATAGACGCTTTGTAATCTGGGTTATTTACATCACCTACACCGTGTCCTTTAAACCCATCAACCAAGAAACCATTTTTAAATAATCGTTGACCATCTGATGCATCAGTAACATCACCACCAGATACTTCATTTTCAGCTAAAGAAAGAGTTGTGTAATATTCTAGATTAGTTACTCTTCTGTCCAGAATACCAATATCTCTCATTGTATATCTTCTCAGATTTGTAGGTACAACGGTAATGTCATCCCCACTGAAAGTATATGGTGCGTAATTTAAGGTAAATAGAGTTAATGCACCTGGAAGGTCAACTGGTTCAACCGGATTTAAGTATGAACTTATTCCTCTGATTGTTTTGAACTGACCATTAGGGAACATGGTAATTTTATCAATACGACTCAGGTAGTATGCATAATCTACAAACGCATTATTGAAAGGTGCTGGTAATTGGAAACTATCAAATGTAGTTGCACCATCAGTTCTTCTTGGTCTGAAATCTATAACATCTCTTAGACTATATGTTGTACCATATTGTTGAGATGTAAATGATGGAATTTCATTATAATTTATACTGTTGTAAGAATTTACATCAAAGTAACCAGACCCACCAGAATGTGTGAAGTAATCGAATACTGCAACTACATTACTTTTTGCAACACCACTGATGTTAGTGATATAACCGTGGTCATAATGGGTGTCACGTTGACCACTATCAGTTGTAAAGTTAGTTCCTGCACCATTAGTTACAACTGACCAAGCCGATGTATTAGTAACTGGGTTCTGGTTTGTTGAACTGGTTGTGGCATAATATACCGTGTTCAAGTATGATACAGATTGGTTTGTGGTATAAGAAGTACCACTGTTCCAAGCGCCTTGATATGGTTTAGAAGCGCCTATTTCATAAACACCGTGGAACTTATAAATGTCTGATACTCCCAAATCTATAGGAGTGTTTGCATCGGCATTTACTAAAACCGCTACATTTGTATTTGCTGTTTTAACTTTTATTGGGTCATTAGTTACACTAATTGTTGAAAATACTGTAGCTGTGCCTCCATAACTGGCATAATTTAAGGTTACGCTATGTGATCCAGTGGTTATACTTACATTCGACCAGCCCATATCAATAAATTGACCACTGGAAAGTACTATAGTGTAATATCTTTGACGTAATGATGCACTACCCGCATCCAAGAAATCTTCATTCGATGCACATGATAATGTTGCAACACCAGCACTAAATGTAGCTGAGTGTCGTCTTGTTGTTACATAGTCAACATTTGTTACTTCTTTGATATTAATTTGGTCTAATGCAAACACTAAAGAATTATATGACCCATCATATAAAACTGTACTGTTTAGTGCATTATTAACATTCGCTACGAAACTAGTTGTATTAGATTTTACACTTGATACATTCGCAATAGAAAATGATGAATTTGTTATAGATATATCATATAAAAATATTTTAGATGCAGTATTAGAAGAAAGAGTAGTATCTCCTTCAAATGCAAAATTTCTAACTCTGGATTTACCAATTATGGCATCAGATGAATCTCGCAAATCTATAATTTCACCAGTGGAAAAGGTTGGTATTGTTCCACTAATATCTTTAATTTTTAAGTAACTACCGTAATAACTATTAACGTTGATATTTGTTTCTGATGTGTAATCTCTTGCCTTCTCTAAAACATATTTTGTTGGTGCGGTATGTTCAACTGGATACCCACTGATATATGCTTTACCTGCACTGATATGAGATACAATATTTGCGTTATTAGCTGAAGAATTACCAATACTTAAACTAAACGGGTTTACTATAAAATCACCAGATTGGTCATAAACAGATTGTGCAATAGACTTACTAATTTCTGGGAAAATAGGAGTTTTATTGACACTCTCTACTATTCCTTTATTGATTCTTGCTAATTCAATAAACTTATTTGTTGTCAGATTACCAACAGTTTGTTGGTCAACATATGGTTTTGTTGTTAAATTGAATTGAAGGCAATATCTATCTGCACCAGGTGCCTGATAATTAGAAGCACCTATTGCTGGGTCTAATAAAGAATCATCATTCAAATAAGTGACTGTTGATTCTAATAATTCAAAACCAACAACTACTGATGGGTAAACACTCAGAGCGTCTGGGATTATAGAACTATTATAGTTGGATACAAAGAAACCATTTGTGAACCAAACACCTTGATCGATATTAAATTGTGTTGCATTTACTGATATTTTATTAGTTACATTAGCAGATGCACTAGTAATTGATTGGGGAAGTGGTTTATCTAATGTTAAGGAATTGCCATCAGAACTGAGACTTACAATAGTTGATCTGAAATTAATAGTAGAGATATAAAGTTCATCTCCTACACTCAAATTAACTGTTTGCATAGTTAGGGAATCATCATACTGTTCCCCAGTAGCATTTACTAATACATAAGATTCTGTTTTTATTTGAGATACATATTTTTCAGTAACAGCGGAATTTAAAGAATTCAACGCTTGTGCTTTTGAAGAATATAGTTTTATTGTTTCACCAGAAGCAAACGAAGAGTTATTTTCAACGTTAACTGGTTTTGTTATTATATACTTATTTGTTGCATCAACTTCAACAACTTGTGATATAAATTTAGATGTAGAACCAACGGCAAATAAATCAACAAAAGATGACACATTATTCGCATTACTTATAAGTTTTGCTGTAACTATTTGTGTATCAATAGTTATATTACCGCCAGATACTTTTGAACCATCTTGGTAGACACCAAGACCAAATTTTGAAATCTGATCCTGAAGAATAGTCTGTGACTGAGTTAATTCTCTTGCTTGTACCGCACCACCTGGTTTAAATAGTATACGATGATAGTTTTTCGTAGAATCAAAATCATCGTAATAAGGCGAGATATTGTAATCTTTCATTTATTTATCCTAGAATCCTAAAATTATTTTATATTGTTCGATGCCGTCTGCACTTCTTTCAATACCTGATCTATTTTCTATGTATGTAATATATCCAGAGAATATATCATAATCTGATGTGGTATAAGATAACACTGTTTGTGATACGCTATTACTTGAGGTAATAGTGGTATCTGTTGTCGGTGTGCCTTTTGTATTTATAAGGCTAAGTAGGTTGCTACTATCGTTAAATGATAAAACAGTACCGGAAAATGTCGAAGTTTCTAAACTAGTTCCTTGATATACTGTTTCATTCGGGGAAAATATTCCAAAACCAGAAACCACTAAATCGGTGCTAGTTTTATATATTTCTCCATTTGCATTAGGAGCACCTGCATTTACCGACTGTTGTGATATGGGATTGACTAATAACCCCACTTGGTGGTATGTTATATCAGTAGGGATATAACCATTTTCAGAACCACTTATTTGTGGTGCAAACATTACATGAGCACACCCAAGTTCTGATATAGGGTCAAACCCATGACCACCTACTGGAGAAATAGGTGCAATAGCCGTTGCACCGGAACCTATTTGATTATTAGTAGATGTAATAGTTACGTTGGCAAATGTATAATTTTTACCAGTGTTAGATACAGTTATATTTGTTATTTCACCGTTTGCAACAACTGCTGATGCACTGCAATTTTGTCCATCACCCGTTACTGTGACAAATATTGTTGTATTAACTGCATCATAACCAGAACCAACATTTGTAATGTTAATTACATCTATATTACCACATCCTGCATCAGTTGATATTGAATTAGGGCTGGTGGTTGATGTTGGAATAGGCATCCACTCTGTATTCATAAATTTAACTTTTAAACCAGGACTTATGACATACATGTATTTCCACTTATAACCATCGTTACCCGCGAAAATGTTATTTACACTGAATGTCCCCGGTTCGAAATATGGTTCTACTGTTGATACAGCACCATTATTATTCCATAAACATTTGAAAACTTGATCGTATTTGTTTTTCACATAAAAATTGTTGACCAAATACCCATTTTGGTCAAGTTCAGTCATATCTACATTATCATCATAATAATCATAAACAGTGTCAGATTCCCAATCTATTCTTTGTAGGACTGGTGAAATATCATTTGCTGTTAATTTCTTTACAGCAAATATTTTTTTCATTATAGTTTTTAATGATTTCTGGTCTTGGGTTGGTGTAGGCGGCGCAGAATCAATCTCCCAAGGGTCAATATGCGACACAAACATATATGTCGAGTCGGGTATAGTAGTATATGGTGGTGTTATAGATACTGGACTATAGTACCAACTCTGTACAGAATATAATTTTGCCGCATTTGTTAAAAGTGTTTTATTAGCCATGATTTATTTATACTCTTGTAAATGAATTAGTCAACAGGTAGTAACTTACTGCGGTATCTAATAAATTATTAGTGCTTCCATATGTTGAGTTTGCAGCAAATGATAGGTTAGAATAAACTATTATAGACCCAGACACACCTTTTACTGCCCGACTGCCTGAATTCACCGTGTCTCTAATATCAAACCTACATTGGTCTACAATAGCGAGAGAACCACTATCATGTAACCAAATACCGTAGGTATCAGCTGCAATTCTGGTGTTTGTGATAGATGAATTCAATATGTTTAATTCACCAGTACCATATGATTCTACACAAGTTGCTCCATTTGCTTGTAGTTGACTACCTATAAATGATAATTTTGCACCAGTTTGTGCAGCACCTACTTGTGTTGCATTGATAGTTTCTACATTAGTAAACTCAGCAGTACCTTTGTTTATGTTGAAACAATAAACATCACCAGTGCCAGTATGGCTTACTATGATATCTGAACCACGGATAAATGACAATTTACCATCACTCGACCTAACACCTGTATTATTGGCGTATATACCAACACCCGTACTTCCACTTGCACTTATTTTAATATCTTTTAGTAATAGACTCTGTGCGTTGCTTCCAGAGGTTTGTATACATGCATTATTATCCCCTCCGATAACTGATAACCCACTAAGTACAAAATAATTAACATCAATCGCATTGGTGCTTGTATTGGCGCCATTTACTGTAATGGTTCCATTTATTGTTATTGGGTTATATAGTACAGAAGATTCACCAACCAAGAATATTTTACCTCTAGTTAAGGTAATGTTTTCAGTAGTTGAATTTTTTAATGATATATAAATCGGGTTAACTTGTGGGTTAGTAATACTGGAATTATCTATACCATCATGGATATAGGTTAATGCTGCTCCTACCGTTTTGAATGGTTTATTTAAACTACCGGTAGCAGTATAAGTATCTGTTCTAGAAGGGTCTACATAAAACCTATTTGTTGTTTGATAGTTTATTAAACCAATCAAATATGTATTTGCATTATCTGTATATGATCTAGCACTATTTAAAGTTATTGTGTCATTTGCCTGTAAGAACACATTAGCTGCATTAGTGTAATTGATTGCGGTATTTAATGTAACTGCATCATTTGCTTGTAAGAAAACATTAGCGGCATTAGTGTAATTAATAGCAGTATTTAAAGTTATAAAATCATTTGCTTGCAAGAATGTATTGGCTGCATTAGTGTAATTAATAGCAGTATTTAAAGTTATAAAATCATTTGCCTGTAAAAAGACATTGGCTGCATTTGTATAGTTGATTGCAGTATTTAAAGTTATAAAATCATTTGCTTGCAAGAATGTATTAGCGTCATTGGTATAGTTCATTGCAGTATTTAAAGTCACTGCATCATTTGCTTGCAACCAAACATTCATGGTATTTGCAAAGGTCATCGCAGTATTTAAATTCAATACATCATTACCATCTAATTTTTGGATAGATGATATAATAGAGTCTGAACTAGAAATAACACCATTACTAGATACAAACCCAGTTAAATTCTGTGAAATAACCGAAGCATTATTTAATGTTGCGACCGTCCCCACGGTTGTTACTTCACCAGAAAGATTAGCATTAACCACTGTGTTAGCAGTTAAATTTGCTACTGGAGTAGTCGAATAAACTACAAGTGGTGCAGTCCCATCTCCGACGGTAGATATAAAACTATCAGATGAAGTTGTACCTATAACATGTAATTTATGTGTGGGAGTTGCCGTACCTAAACCAGTATTACCTGTTACTAGTACATTTCCACCTACATTCAATGTTTCATATGCGTATAACCATCTTGCTAAGACATTAGCGGTTAATGATTTTGTGCCATCAACACCAGAAGGAATATCTACTACAACGAAAAGTGTATTTGAAGTGTTTGCGTTTAATTGAGTTAAAACTGGCAACTGTGATATGGTTTTAGTTGGCATTATTCGTCCTATATGAGTATTAGTGAACCGTCTTGTGTTGTTATTTTGTTGCCGTACCCATCAGTTAATACTGGCATATTGGTATAATCTATTAGATGCCATATAATTACTTGATCTGAAACGGGCGAAGAATTACATAATACAGTTCTATTTACAGACAAATTAGATGACGTATTATTTGTCAAATTAGTAGTTAAGGTTATTATTCCATTTGCATAATCTACACTAGATACAACTTTTGTCTCATTATTGACCTTTATTGTGTCTCCAGCAAATACTATATCCTTTAATGGTAGATTTGCATCACTGTAATCACCATTATTAATTAAATCATACGTTCCAGTTAATGATACAATATTTATAGTGTTGGTATTTGCATTAACATATGCAACGTTAGCAAAGGTCAACCACACATTATCATTTAATACAACTGTATTTGATGTATAGTTTACAGATATAACCTCAGACTTGACATTAGGACCATTAGTTGGAATCAATTCAACTATTGTATCGTTTGCAGTTATGAATTCAGCAATGTTTGCACCAGCAAGGTTATTGAATTTTATAATATTATTACTTTTGTTGGTGAAATCTGCAACTATGGTTGCAGTTGCAGTATCAGTATTTGCATAATATCTCAGAGGTTGACCACCATAAGTGAAATCAAAATTATGCATGTCAAAATTAGATTCGGTTACAATAGAATACTTACCAAGAACTTTTAAACCAGCCGGGTGTAAAAGATTCAATAACATCTCTCTGTATTTGGCAATTTCTTTTTCCACTATAATCATATAGGTGAAATCATTGTGATTTTCATCCTGTAATATATCATAGGAACTTAAATGTCCCTTTGTGTTGATATACCTTCCTTCACTGGTGATTAACCCATTTAAGAATTTTGCAGTTCCTAGTGCTGTGGGTTGATTTTTGGCATATACATTGACACCCAATACACTTAAATCTGGGTTATATGGGAAATAAGATTCTACACCAGCATTAGAATTTGTTAAATTTACAGTTATTGTTTTATTGTAAATTTTTATTGATTGATTTGGGTCTGGTATATTTTGTGGATATTCATTTGCCGATGAATAATTATAAACTCTCAATCTATAGACTGTCTCTAATGGGTTTATATTATTCTTGATTGATAAAAGAGAATCAACATATGCCATATATGATGTGTTGTCTATATCCACACCTTGATATATTATATCACCTGGTTCCGGTGTTTCCGCAAGAGTAATATTTTTAACTGCAAGGTCTTGTACTTTGAAAGATACATTTGGAGTTGCAACATAATCTTCACCTTGTTGTGTTAACACAACAGTTTGTATTTGTCCTAATTCATCAGTTTGTGGTAAGAATGAAGCACCATCACCCAATATGCCTGGAATTATGATTGAACCACTTGAACCAGTTGATGTGGTTATAGATACAGTAGGTAGTGAATCTGACGTATAACCCATACCACCTAAACAGTAATTATTTGAACTACCATTGACATAATCTACTGCAATGATTTCACCACCAGAAACAGTTATATTAGCATATGCACCATAACCCCTCCCACCTGAAATACTAATAGTGTCACCGGATGAATATCCAGAACCCGGATTGAGTATTATTGGTTTTGCTAATATACCTAGTGATTTTACATATGCATATGTGTAATCTGTATTTACTATAGAATCAGCGGTGATAGTTGGTAATGATGCTAATTGACTTCCACTGTTTGTAACTAAAACAGAAGCGATTGGGTATGCAGAAAAAGAAACAAACGATAATGATTGAAATAAAGTAGAGTTTGCATTGGCTGCATTAAATGCTGCAAAACTATAACTCACAGCACCTAACTGTGTATTCTTATGTAATTCAATACTATCAGTGGGAAACAGATTAACTAAAGAAGTTTTATCAACATCGGTGTTTACTGAACTTACTACCGCTGATGTTCCCGGTGCGCTTATATTGATAATGGTATTTGGGTTTGGTCTGTAACCATAACCACCATTAACTACTGAAATAGATTTAATTGAACCAGATGTTACTGAACCTACTTTTGCTATAGCACCTACACCATTCGCATCAGATAACCCACCATAAACGACAACAGGATCACCTACATTATAATATTTTCCTCTATTATTCGAGTCAACTACAATTTCATAAACATGACCTAAGATTTTTGCTCTTAGGTTTTCTCCATCAATAATAATATCTTGATTGAAATCATTAACTATTCTGATATATTCACCAGAACGGAATGACCTCTGTAGGTTTGATATGAATATTTTTATTCTATTACCTTCAACTACTGAATTTTCAATAGTCGCTAATGACTTAGATTCTTCTCCAAAAATTCTATAGTTTTTTGTATCTAAAAATCTAAGATCATTTGTAAGTAAATTTATATATCTTTCAATATACCAAACACCATCGGATGCTCTTAGGATTTGATCTTTGGTAAAGTATATGTCTATATCTGAATTATATAATACACGGAATAATAATTTATAAGCGGATAGTGTTCCTTTTGATTGATATAATTCCTTTGCAAATTTTACTGCTGTTCTTTTATCTACTAAAATTTCTTCGGGGAAATACTGTAAGAATTCATTGGTAAAATAACTTATAAATTGATCTGTAGTTTTGTCTATATCTGCATAATTTAATAAGTTTTTTGCTCTATCTGTTACGTTTCCTTCCTGTTCTAACCATTCATAATATGATTGCAAGAAAGCAACAAAATTATCATAAGAAGGGTCATCCCGAATATATTCAGGAATCTGACTAGGAATCAGTAACGATGTTTTGTTATAATTAGTAGCCATTTACTTTTTTGTAGATACGTTAACAACAATTGATTGTGGGTCGTATTGATCTATTGTTATAATTCTATTATAAGATGATGAAATAATTGAAGTTGTTGGAGATGCAGACATGGTTAATTTACCAAATGGATCATCGACTTCTATAGGGTTGAATGAATCTAAAGTAAGTACCCCATTTATATAATCTATTGTACCTGCATTTGCATTTAGAATAGTTTTTGCATTTAGTGTGTTATAGTAATAGGTTCTCAATGTTCCATATTTACCTTCCAAATTGGCAATTGCTGCACCAGATTGTCCAGTAGTATCATACGATTGTGCAGTTATTTGCACAAGAGCATCGGTATAACCACTACCTGGGGTTAAAACATTGATTGCAGATAATGAACCGTTAATATCTATAACTGCTTCTGCGGTGGCTCCTGAACCGTTTCCTATAATGGTTACGGTTGGTGCAACCAGATAACTAAAACCTGGATTTGTAATGTAGATAGATTCAATACCACCAGTAGAGGAAGGTATTTCTTCAATCAATACACCAGTGATAATTTTAGTTGAATCATTAGGGTCAACGAATTGTAGAGTCGGTGAACTATTAACCCCACTTTGGAACATACCCTTTTGTATAGGAACACCATAATGCAATTTATATGATTTGGTTTCGGTGATGCTTGGGTAAAACTTTTTCTGTAACTGTATTGTTACTTCACTTGCAACAATTGAAGGACTTGAACTGGATATAGATGCAGTTAAATCACTAGGAACAAACGTAGAATTAAATGTATTTAATGTAGAATTACCGAAATTTATAATAGTTTGTTTAACTAAGTTTTTGATCTGTGAAGAATTTAATGTAGTTTTACTTGTGTCGTATGTTACATTAACGGTAACTTTGATGAAATTATAATCTGGGTCAACAATACTTGGTTCTACAGTCATAACAGATAAAGGTTTAATAACATCTTGAATCAATTTTTCTTTTTGTGCATCTGTTATTAGATACCCACTAGTAGGTTTCATGCAAATAAAGGTTTTACCATATACTGGTGGGTCATTTTCTTGACCGCCCCATACATTTACTGCATCGAAGGTTAACCCTATTTTGTTTTGATTTATGATTGTAATATAATCATCTTTTGTGACCGCACGATTTTGTGCAGAAAATGATTTAGGTGATTGATATTTTATAGAGTCAATGGTTTCTTTTTCACTACCATTATATGCGGCAATTACTGGAATAACATTGGTTACATTGAAACCATTTATAGAATCCATTAATGTAAAGTTATTAGCACCTGAAGATAAACTACCTTGTGTCATAATATAACTAACATTGACAATGTTTCCGTCTGTTAGTTTTTTGCCTAATAGTCCATCACCGAAAATTATTTCATAGTTTCCATTTAATGATTCTTGCAAAAAGAATACTCTACTAGTATTATCAATATTCAAATAACTGTCTGACATTGTGTATATGTCATAACTGGTATTTGTTGAAGATTGTTGTACAGTAACCAGAATGGTAGATGTGTCTATTGTATTGTCTGGCAATTCAAATGTATAGGTTGGGTTGGTAGTACCATTAACAACAAATCTATAAGTGGTAGATAGACCCTGTTTAAGTAGAATATTAGAAAAGGTTGCAACACCTTCAACAACATCGGCAGTGGTTGATGTGGTAGTTAAAAAGTTATAGTTAACCCCTTCAACGGATTCTGATAGGAAATTAGTATAAGATGGTAGTGTTACACTAGAATCTGATGTATTAGTTGTGGTGATGTTTACATAAGCACCGGGTGCAGTATATGACTTTGGTGTATAACCTAATACTTTTGCATGAGAAACTACTGATGATCTCTGAATAGAAGAATCCAGAAACATTTCATTAGCAACCATATTCAAATAGAATGCGTTATATTGTGTATTGTACGATAATACATCTAATAGTGTGGATAACCCAGAACCCTCAAAATTATAATCTTTAAACTTATCTTGAGATTGAAGGAATGTTTTTAGGTTGTTTTTAATTGTATTAAAATCTAACCCAACTAGGGACATTTGTGAATTAGCACCAGCCATTTGTTACCTTGCTCTCTTTAATACTAGTTGAATGCCAGTTGGGGTAGTGTTATTTCCTATGTAAAAGAATAACGATACATTATAACCATTCTGGTCTGGATATGCTACTACATCTATAGTTGCAATCCTGGCTCGTGGTTCCCAGTTGTTTATTGTTCTTGTTATTTCGTCTTGTAACAAACTCGCCGTTAATGGTGTAATCGGTTCAAATAAAAGACCATCAACATTAGAACCTATTGTTGGGTTCCATAACTTCTCATTGGGTTTAGTCAATAACAAATTTTTAATAGAGCGAATTACCGCTTGATCGTCATAAGATAACGATACATCTTTGGTTCCAGGTTGAGGGGTAAACCTCAAATCTAAATCCGAATATATTTTTTGTAATTGTGCCATCTGTTATTTATATGTGATTTGTTTAAGTTCATGCGATTGGTGCAGAAGTTGGTGAACCCGGTGATGCTGATGTGTGAGTATGTGTATTGAATGTAGTTATACTACTAACAAAATCTGATGCTGTGACAATTCCAGTCGCAGTTATTGCTGCGCCGGCTGTTAATAAACCTCCAATACCACCAACACCCAACACTGACAAATACCCTGTTGTTTGTAGACTTTCTGTTGCAAAAACATTTATACCTGCATTTAAATTTCCAAAAGCAGTTATACTTTGTCTACATAAAATATCACCACGAA